AGCACGAAAGGCAGCCGAAGAAGAAGCAGCACGAAAGGCAGCCGAAGAAGAAGCAGCACGAAAGGCAGCCGAAGAAAAAGCAGAACGAGAAAGACTAGCTGAGATAGAACGACAAAGACTAGCTGAAGAACTTATTATTGATAATACAAAAACATCAGATCCAGTTATACTGGTAGCGGACCAACTTGTTCCATATTACATTGTATGGGATGGTTACGGAATCGATGCACCGGTTGATTTTAATTTGGTGAGTTATAAAAAAGATAATGGTGCAGAACAGAAAATCCCAGATGGTATGTTTGTTTCGTCGACCAACAATGGCGTTGTTTTGAAATTCGTTTCGGACCCAGACAATAAATCATGGTTCTATAGACATACCTGACCTTGAATTTTTATTTCAGTAAATATTGTTTTAACAGGATAACCATATTTTTACTAATTTTCCTCTTTTTCTCTCCTTCGCCTATCATTGTACTTTCTATTTTACCAGAATCATTTTCCAAAGTATAAATAAACTGTTTCAACGACCCATTATAATCTCTCATGAGAGAAACCGCAGTAGAGGAGCTTATACCCGGAATCGAACAAAGCATAATGACGGCAATATTATTTTCGTTAATGTTTTCTTTCTTCACCTTTTTCACAACGGTCGAATAATGAGCGATTTCCATTTCTATTTCCGGTTTTATTTCGATTTCTTTTTCATCATCCTTCATTGGAATACTCTGGACCTTCCATCTACAATCATGCGGGAGTGTTCCCTTTTGGAATTTCCGATCTATTTTATCGGAAACCCACACCAACAACTCGGCCGTCTCTTGTAAATTACATGTCCGGAAAACACTGAATCCTTTAAATAGCGATAATGATGCAATCGTCGAGAGAACAACCTTTTTCTGCTGGAATGTAGCCAATTGGGAATACATTCCTTCGATAATATAAATAACATTATGTCTCGGAAATTCTGCACTATTTTCCAGCCGAAACGATTGCTCGGCATATCTCCCATCTTTAATACTAGAAAGTAAATCGAAAAGCGTTTTCCGTTCAATCAGCCATACTGGTCGCCCCTCGTCACTTTCGACGATTGCATCACCAAGTGGTAAAGGTTTCTGTTCAATTTCAACGAAAGTACCCTTTCCGTCATTTGCCAAGATACATTTTTCAAACAAGCCAGTTTCTCTCGAGTCGATATATATTTTCATTTGGAATTATATATCAACAGACTAGGTCTTTAACCTTTTTCATGAGTATTTAACCAATTCTTCATACTTTCGAAATCACGTGGACCGTCGTAAGTCTCCAGTTTATGATCTACAATACGGAAAATATAGGGGAAACCAGATGCTTTTTCTAACGCGGGAACGGGACTTAAAATACGGTTAATATTAGGTACTCGGCGATCTTGTTGTGTGTCTTCGATATTCAAAGCAATCCATTTTCCTTTCATGTATTTTTTCAATTCTTTCCATGCAGGTTTCATACTTGTGCAATGTCCGCACCAATCCGCATAAATTCGACCGTATACAGGTTTTTTCAGAATAGCATATTTTTTAAAGGTTTTTCGTGTTTTTCTGGAATGAACATTCCGTTTTGTCCGCTGCATATTTATTAATATATAATATATATCGAAAAAAGTCAATATACTATATAAGATGAAAACACTGAAGCAAAATTTCCGGTTAATCATTTTGATGTGGTTCGTGGTATTCACATTTTTCGTAGGTCTTGGCGTATGTTTATCCCCAGATATAACGAAAGAAAGCATGATGAATATCTTGTCCGGTGGAGGAAACGAGGAAAACAAAAAGGAAGCCTTTCAGACAGCAGAGAAAGATGAAAATACTCCGACCTGTCCAAATATGTTGCTGAAAAAAGGGAATAAATTAATGCTAGTTTTCACAAATCTTCCTAAAAGCGAGTCAAATCCCCTTATATTTAATACTTTAGAAGAATACTCTTTGTTTGTTGAAACCCAACGAGCAGAAGGAATCAGATGTCCTATTTTATTTTTACAGGAAGAAACCAATACCCAGGGAGACGACGTCTACAGAATGCGTCCGAATCCTCAGAATATGAATGGGGGCGGTCAAGTTTTACCAGTACAGTCGGTACAACAAACACCTCAAGGACCCGCATCGATTCGTGACGCATCTCGAAGTGGGAATATATTTAATGCAAATATGTATCCTGGGTTTGACAGTCACGGTACAGACATTGGCGTGTACACGACAATCGATCAAATACATGATTCAACTGAAAAAACTAAAATAAGCGACAATCCGATGGATTCGAACTGGGGAGGAGTCACTTTTAGTCAGAATGCGGTCGATTCCGGTAAATATATTGGAAATATTGTAGGAAAACCAGTATCTGTGCCCAGAGTATTGCCTTGAAAAAACATGTTCACGAAAAAATAAGTATAAAGAAATGTACTTATTATTTAAAAATGGAAGAGCAACTCAAAACGTTTGTTGAAGAATTCAAACCAAGTATCAGTATATTCACCGTTTGTCCAACGGGTTCTTGTCCGGTAGAATTCACAAATAGTTTGGTCGGAACGATGCAATTGTGTTTCCAGTATAAAATCGCGATCCAAGTTGAATTTCATAAACAATATCATACATTGGTTCAAGCGAAAAATACATTTCTGAGTAAATGCGAAAAAGATAAATCGATTACTCACGCCATGTTTATCGATAGCAATGTGATATGGAAACCGACCGATATTGTTAATATGCTTCTGACTGACAAACATATCATTGCTGGTGCCGTTCCCCAATCATATTTATGGGATTCGGTTGATAGTAATCTAATCGAATTTATTTCGAACAAAATAAAAACAGAACCAATGTTGACTGGCATTCCATTGTCTTCGCTAGTCAAATCGAAAATGTGCAGATACAATGTTCAAATCCCAACAAACGATGTCGTTATCGAGAATAATTTACTAGAGGTTCTTCAAGTTTCGTTCCAATTCGTAATGATCAAACGAACTGTACTGGAAAAAATGGTGGAATCGTTTCCCTCTTCTAAATATACGACGAATAATACAACCGTATATTGTTTCATGGAAAATACAGTAGAAGACGGTGTGTTTTATTCAGACGAAGAAGTTTTTTCCAAAAGATGGGCCAACATGAATGGGAAAATACACGTGAGCACGAATATCATTCTTGAAAACATGAATATCTTCAGCTGCCAAGGAGACTTGTTGAGATCTTTATTATTACTGTAAATAAAATTATACTATTTCTGCTTTTTTAAAATAGTATATCTTCTTGTTACATTGCAGGGAACTTGACGAGATTGGCACCAATACCAAAACCGGCACCACCACGGGCAGAACCTGCCATTGAAGGAACAAACACGTCCAACACGCTAAAGGTCGCTGCTGCCGTCAATGCAATAATGACGACCTCTTCCACCTTCATCTTTCTCTGAGGAATCACAAACGCAGCGATGGCGACCATGATACCCTCCACAATATATTTGATGGCTCTTTTCAAGAATTCGCTAAAATCAAACTCTGTCATTTTTGATGGTATATAATGATAAAACAAATTATTTACACGAAATCTATTTAAAAACAAACTATTTGAAAACCATATTCCCCAATGACATCGACATCCAAGACATTCCAACCAAAAATGACTAAAGAAGGGAAATTGAATGTAAGATATGTTGATTTATTGACAGAAGACCCTACTATCCCAAGTCAAATGTTCGGTTGCTATTCGTTTGTTTCTCCAGATAAAATTATTAAAAACCGGGACGTTTTCATGTTTGAGCATTTTGTGAAACAATGGGATTGCACAAAATCGCTGTCCATGTTTTCAGATTTCATGCAATTCGTATCTCATAAATATAAGATTAATCCCGAATCACTTATGAACGATTTGTCCGATTTTATCAAGGAAGAAGAAGTAGTTCTAAAACGTCTAAATGTCGAAAACGACTTTAAACAATTCTTGGACAAACAAGAAACGAAATTGGCGGAAGAATATAATAAACAAAATAAATTCCAGACGTCTGTTCGAGGGTTTATTAATCGTGGAAATTTTTCCTCGTCAGAAGAGGCAGAGCAGCATGCGAAAAAAATTCGCGATCGCGATCCGAATCACGACATATTTGTGGGTCGAAACTTTGTCTGGACACCGCTCGATCCGGATGCATATAAGACTGGTCGGATTGAATTTTTGGAAGAGGAACTGAACCAGTTACATCACGAGAAACTGAAGAACGAACATCACGCCAAGGAAGAATTCGATAAACGGGTGTATGAGACAAAGAAGAAGGCGATTGAAGCGAATATTAAACTAGCCAAAGAATCTGGAAACAAACTCACCCAAACCATGGATGAAGAAGGAAATCTGATTGGAGTACGAGAGACGGTGAATTTCGACGATCGGGAAGTTGCTGACGACGTTTCTAAAAAACAGCATGAAAAACGGGTGATTAGTCAGAGCGTTCCGTTTAGCGATAATTCGAACCCTTGAGAAAATAAAATAAAATATACGGGTAAAATATATAATCATGGCTTCTCCAACTCGAAGAGCACTTTATAGACAAAGAGGATCGTTATCTTTATGTAAAGGCAAACGTATCAAGAACCCGAATAGATGCAGAAAAGTAAAAGGATGCAAAGTCGCAAGCGGCAAAAAACGGACATATTGCCGTAAGAAGAAGACGGCGCGATATACACGCCGAGCGTAGGTTTATTATTTCTATTTATTGATTCACATGAGAGGACTCAATAAATGTTTTTTATTATTTCTTTCTGTTTTTCGCAGTTTTTCTTCTGGTCAATCGATGGTGTCCGCCTTTCCGCACTGCCCGTGTTCGGCGGCGTTTTTTTTTCCCTATCTTTTTTGTCCGATGATTACCGCCGAACCAGGGTTTTGATGTTCGTCTTCTTTCCCGAATACTCAAACTTCTCAACTGTTTCGCTCTATCACTAGATCGTTGCGATGTTGGATTTTTACTACGAACAAAATTTCTTCCTTTCTTTCTTAACGTATTATTTTGGTCGTGTTCGTTTTCTAGGCTAGTTTGATATTTATTCAGATCCGATATAATATCTGAAACATCGAGGTTGACGTCCAAATTTTCGCCAGTAATTACAGTATATTTAGAGAAAGAAGACTGTAAATCATCATCATCCTCACCTGTTAGTATTCCGTAAATGTTTTGTTTAAGATTTTCTGTCGCTAAGTTCTTCTTTAGAAGGTTAGACCATTTGTTATCTATTTGTATTGTTGGGACCATTCTGTTTTTATTATAAAAATGAATTGAATAAATATCCATAATTACATCCACCATGTTTTCATCATTAGTTATGTATTTATCATTGTTAAAATAACGGGTTGGTTCATCAAATATTTTTTGATAACTTTTCTGAATCATGTCAAAGTCAGTTATCACAACAAAGGGGTTGCCGCCGATTTGATTAGGATTGGGATTATTTGGGTCTTTCACACTATTTCGAAGAGTGAACCCAGATTTCGCAATACTATTTGCGATAAACATTATCTGTTTTGTAGGAGCAAGTAGGTTACCTTCGAAAAAGACAACACCACATACTGAAAATAAATTCAATAGTCTGAGAATATCCAAATATATCTTCAACGGCTTGTCGTATAAAGTTGCCTCTTTATCTAAGGGTCTATTTTCATTAGCAAAATAGGTGAATAAATCTGCACCCTGATGTTCTGCATTCTGCTGTTCTGCATTCTGCTGTTCTGCATTCTGCTGTTCTGCATACAGCTGTTCTGCATACTTCTGTTCTGCAAAAGAAAGTGTAATATCTACCAAAATAATCTCCATGGCTTCAATTAGTTGAAGATCTTGTGCATTGTAAGCATTAATTACGAATTTTTTTTGTTGGGGTTCCCTGGCTACTTTCACATCCCAATAATCGGTTGTCAATCCACTTAGTCGTCCGAGTTTTTTTTCTCTTTTTATGAGAATTCTGTTATCTTTTCGGAATGTGTTCTGAATTATTAAGATGATTTGATTAATAATATTTATACAACGCTCAATATCACTTTTTTTTATCAATTCAAATAAAGCTTTTTGTTCCAAAAAAAATTGATCTTTTGCTGCATCTGTCGCTGTCTTGATTGCGTCGAGTTGTGTTTGTGTGATAACTTTATTATCATTTACAAATAGATTGCTGCCTTTAATGGGTGTGATTGTATAGAGATTTCCTAATAATGCATAACGATTTGAAAATGTATCTATTGTGCCGGTATGGCATAGAGAAATTTTATTATCTTCTACAGACAAAGAGTTCATGATAACCGCATCGATTAATCTTGTTTTGTCGCCAATGTGCTTGAAACGGATTTGGAATATTTGGTTGAATTTATCTTGATCGTATGTTGCTTTTGGAAATGAAGTGAATTTGTTGTATAATTCCGTGGTTATATTTTCATAATTGTAACAAGGATTTGAAGTAATCCCGAAAGTATTAGCCAAAGAAAGGAAGCATCCTACCTTCGGCCCTGCTAAATAATTTGTCACATTTGTCAAATCCGGAATGTCTATTGACCTTACTTCTTTGAATTGTAAAGGAAACAATTCTTTAATCTTGGCGATATTATATTGAGGGGTATTTTTGTAAAAATTAGGTATTGATGTAACATCTCTATCGAATAAAAAAGCAAGAAATAATTTATCATATGATGGGTTAGTGTTAGAAGGATCGCCAAATAATGAATACGTACAGTACATATGAATTGTCTCCAATTCAGGAATTGCTATAAAGGGAATTAAAAATTGCAGTTTATTTTTTACAGCTGGGTTCCAGTTTTCGAATCCTTTATTTGGAACTGGATCGTTCACAGTACTCGAATCTATGATTCCGGAAAAAATAGAAATTCCCTGTGCGCTATTGTTTGTGAAATTCTCGTGGAATTGTCGTTTACCGCAGTCTAAAATATATGCACTATTTACAGATCCAATGAAATTCAAAAGTTCGGTCCCGGCTTGCGCACTATTTTGAGGGGTGTATTCATAAAACTTATATGTTACAAATTGATTTTGATGTGGGTTAGGGGAAGCAGCATTTTTCCACGGCTGTTCGATCAAATCCGGTAATACATAATCACAAACAGTTTTTATTCCATTTGGTGGTTTGATAGAGAAGTTGTGATTATTTGATGGTGTCCTGGTCAATGCTTCCGCTAGTTTGTGAATGTTATTCGTTTTATAATATATATAATCGTTTGTTTCAAACTGATTACTTTGTGTATTTCCGAATGAAAAATACCAAATAAGATCGCGGAGCTCATCTGTAACGCCCTTATTGCTCTTGAACAAAGAGCTCATTCTAGAAGGATCGAACTGATCGTGACAACAATCAATAAATGAATGCACCTGTTCCAAACAATCAATAAATTTATGAGAATTGTTCAGAGTCAAAACAGTTTGTTCTGGTTGATAAGAATATATTCTTTCGATTACGTTGGTGGTTGGGTTAGGGTTAGGAGAAGGAGAAGAAGAAGGAGGAGGAAGAGGAGAAAATTGAAGAGAGGGAGAAGGAGGAGGAGGTGGAGGAGGAGGAAGAGGAGGAGAAAATGGAAGAGGGGGGGAATAAAAAAATTGACTCATTATTTGCTTTTATAATATCACGACAAAAA